CGCCGGGCTTCCCGGTTCCGCTGTCGTTGTGGCCGAAAGAACGCTAAGGAAAATCATAGCGTCGATTAGTTTAAGGTTGGCGTCGTTTTGCGTGTTCCAACCGGATTCGCCAAGCGCCCAAGAATGATATATGCCCAAGTTCGGGCCTAGTGTTGCAGCCATGTTTTAAACTCCACCGTAATAAAGACCATAGTTAAACCCGTAACCGTACCTTAGTACAGTGTGGGTTTGTTTGTAAAGCGATTCGTAACCGTCGCGAATCGACCAAGCTTCGTATGTTATTTTTCCGTTTTTCCTAAATGCCGCTGTTTCGGCGAATTCAGAAGTCGGCGGCGTGAAATTCGAAGTATGGCGCGCGACCCCTTTAGTAATTCTAAGGTCGTCAACGTAACCATTGAACCAACGTGTATAAGTTCCGCCGCTATAGTTCAAACCGCCGATTCGCATTTGTGCCGAACCATTGTAAGCCGTATAGTTAAAACTAGAACCGCCAGCGTTTTGAAGAACCCCGTCTAAAAATATATATAGCGTGTTGCCGCTTCTTACAACTTCAATGTGATACCAAGTGTTTAAAGACAGTGAAACCGGAACAGTAACATTAACGTCGTCGCTACCTGTTGTAGAAAACGCAAACAATATTTCGCTAAGTTGTGCCGTTGTATTTGGCGAACCGATTGATAAAATCCAAGACTTATTATTTAAAGCGTATTTGTTTAAAACAGCCGCGTAACGATTTGACCCATTTATATCAGGATAGCCGGAAAAATTAACAAATAAGTCAATTGTAAAGTCTTCGTTACTTAATTCAAGTTCGTTAGTATCGTTGACATAGGCATAATCGCCGCTTCCGTCGAATTTTATAGAAGCCCCGCCGAATACGCTGTTGACTGTTGAAATTTGAGCGTTGTCGACTGGTGTTATTGTCAAGCCATTGTTGGACGAATCGACAAAAGTTGTGCTTCCGTTTGTACCGTTGAAGTGTGAAGCAAAAACAACATTGTTCCAATATTGGTCACTATTTGGAGTATCAACAGCAATGCTCGAATCGTCGATTTCAGTTGCCCACAAATAAGAAGTTCCAGTTTCCCCTGTCAATTGCTTAACAAGGTCGCCGTCTTCATTATAGATATTTATCGAATAAGTTGTTCCAACTTCAGGCCCAATACTTGCGTCTAAGTAATCGTAAAAATCCCCCGAAGTCTGTTGCGTTCTGTCGCGGTGCGACCATGTAAGCGAAAGGTCGTCGGCAAGCGCCATGTATTCAGGGAACGCAAGCGAATTTATAAGAACGTTACCCGGCGGGTATGGTCGGATTGCCCTCGAATTTAAAGTTACCGAATCGGCTGAAGCCGAACCTTCGTCAAGTGTTCCCGCGCCTGTTGTTGTAAGCAACTTCACGTTTATGGTTTCACTTGCTGAATATTGAACTTCATCGCTTGCCGGGTAATTGTCCCAAAACACAATTTGCGAACCAGTTGAATGCAACGGCGGCGGCACCGTGTCAAGAAGGCCGCGACCGACAGTAATTGACGTGTCGCTTATAGAATCTACGCGAACAAGTTCATTGCCGATTTGCGCATGTGTTCCAATTTCAACAATATCTAAATCAACACCGCCGGTTATTGCAAACGTAAGTTGCCCGGCTGTAACGTCTTCGTCAAGAAACGCATAAGGCGAAAAATCCATTGGACCGGATTCTTCGTAAGTACCCGAACCGTTATCGACGTAAAGCAAAGCGTTAAGCGCCGATTCGACAGACGGGCGACCGCCAGCCGCAAACACGTAACCTAAATCGGCGTTTGCTGCAAGGTCGTCGTCGGCCTGAACTTGCCCTATTAGCGTAACTATTTCGTAATAAGGGGCTTCAGTAACAACACGTTGAACGACTGGTTGCGCGTCGGTGTCGATAGGTTGCCAACCGTCGCCGGGGTCTGGTGTAGCTAAAACCGCCGTGTCTGGAAGTGCAAAGGAATCTTGAACCGCAATTATTTTAACGCGGTTGCTTTTTCCGTCACCGAATGACATTCCAGTTACGCGCATTACAACAGAATTTAAACCGTAATCGCTCCATGACAATTTAAAAACGTCGCCTATGTTCAAAGCGTCGGCGTCTTTATCCGCGTAAATGGTGCAAGACCAAAGCGGCGAAGACAAAGCTTTTAAATCCCTAGCAGCAACGCGCGCCGCAATGTCGTAATTTGTAAAACCGGGGTATTGAACGGTTGTGTTTATAACCGTTGCTTGCATTTGAGCAAGCGCCGTGTCTTGCACCGTCAAACTTGAAGTTTCGCCGGTTTGCGAATCCCAATAATTAACGGTTACAGAATTAACCAATTCACCAAATGCAGCACGTTTTAAGTTTTGGATTTGGGCAACGTTGGCTTCGTCGAATTCAATAAGTGCGTTTTCGTCGTAATCGCCGCGAACCAGCTTTAAAACAAACTTGCCGGTTGTTCTATCAACATAAAGCGAAGCGTCAATGTGTTTTACAATTTCCTGAACAAAAGCTTCAATCGTGTTTTGCCTATCCCACAATAAAGAAATGCCCATTCCTTCGGCAAATAGTGTGTCAGCCGCCGCCGCAAAAGAAACGTCGTCAATATCGGCTTCTTGGTAGCCCATGCCCCAATCGGGGTCGGTCAAACATTCGCGTATTATGTGCGCCGGGTTCATATCGCCGGTAACTTGCGAAGTTATTATTGTAATATCGTCGAACTTTGACGTTCCAGAATCGCCGCTTCCGTCATTGCCGTAAATAACGTAAGAAATATCGGAACGACTGGAAACCCCAACCGTAGCCGAACCAAAAAGCGTGTCGCTGTCGATATGAGTTATCGAACAAGTGAATTGCGAAAGTGCCGGGTTGTAAGTCATTACAACGCTGTACCATTCGCCAATTGTAACTGGGCCGCTTCCGATTGGGTTTCCGGGGTTCCCCGGTTGGTCAACGAAACCAAACGTCGGGCGTCTTAGCGAATCAACTGAAGAATCGCGGGCCACGTTAAAACCGGCGACAACATTAAGGTCGGCGTCGCGCAATTCAAGAAAGCCGCAATCGTTTGAATCTAATGTTACAAGTTTAAATTTCGCGCTTGCGTATTGAAGCGGGGCGCTTACCCCTAAGCTTTTAGCTATAGACGGGTGCGTTGGGTATGGCGGCGCGCCATTTTTTATTAACAAGCAATTGCCGTAAGTGTCGCTTTCAATTGAAAAATCGCCAAGTGTACCGGGATTCGAAGCGCCTCCCGTTGTATCGACTATTGAATACCCTGAAAGCCCGTTTGACCAATCTTCGAAATAAGCATTAGACGAAGAAGTAAAACCGAAAATTTCGGCTTTTTCGTCATACCATTGCGAAACGTTGTCTTGTCTAACATGAATGCGCTGAAGACGAAACGCCCAACGTTTCAAATAAGGGTTTACGCCAAGATAAACTTGACGAAGTACAACACCAACAACACCGCGAAAAGCCGGAATGTTTGCGCCAAGCCGAGCTTGCAAATAATCATTTCGGCTTTGTGTGGGAAGACCGTTTTCAAAGTCAATCGCACCGGAAACGCCGCCTTCGCGCTTTTCACCGCCGAACAAATCCGGTCTATTTACGTTAAGTTGCGAATCTGGAAACGCGCCTTCGATTAAAGTTTTCTTGTCAACTTCAATTCGTTTCAAATAATCAACCGGCCCATGACAAAGAATCATGTGAATACCAAGATAATACTTGTATCCGACCGTTTGTTTTTTGCTACTTCCGCCCATTGCGCGCCACCTTAACAACATGCAACGCCATTGCGTCGCCGGTTGCTTCTAATTCTTCCGCCGCGATACCTTCTTTTAAAAACTTCGACCAATCAAGACTATGCCGTTCAAAAAAGGTACGCGCCCCGCGACTGCACATTTTAGCCGCCCTTACATGGGACATTCTAACAATAACAGGTTCTTCGGTCGTCATTTTTTACCGCCCTTCTTCTTAATCGGTACAGTTCGAAGATGGCCGAACCAAACGACGTTAGGCCCGCGAATGTCACGCGTTCCAAACAAAACCGGAATTTCGCGCCCTTCTTCAGCGGTCGGGGCTTCGATTTCACCAAGACCGGCGGGCGGTTGTGTTTCAGGCTTAGGTCGAAGCGCATACGCTGCAACAACAGCAATAACAAGAATGGCGATAAATTGCCACATACCAACCCCCTATAGTATTGACGAACCGTCCATTGGGTTTCGCGAAGGTATCCAAGGAAAACCGCCGTGGTTGTCAAGGTTGTTAAATTTGCTTTCGCACGTTTGGCGCAACCTGTCGCAACCCGGATAAAGTTTGGCTTCAAGACCGCCGTACAAATTGCCGTAATTTAAGCCGTAACCTGAACTTGCAAAATCAGCGTTAAGCGATTCGATAGGTCGTTGCAAGCCCAATATTGAACCGGAATGGCTAATTATATAACCAAGTATTCCGTCATTTCCGCGAAGCATACCGCCCAAATAATACCCGTCGGGTTGAAGCGCCGCTTCGCCAACAGTTACGAAAGTCCCGCTTACCGCCAACACAAGGCCAGCCGTTGCGAATGCTTCCGGGTCAAGGCCGCAACCACGACCGTAAAGAACGTGTCGGCACGGCTTTTGATAACGGGCGCGAAGGCCGGGGCGGCGCATACTGGTAAAAATGTTTTCGAAAGACAGCTTTAACTTAGTTTTAGTCGGCTTAATATCAGTAAGGCGACCTTTCCAAGCAACGCCGGTTATAACGTCGGTTTTTATAAACAAAGTTAAAGAAAGAATCTTTTCAGTAAACTTTGTTAAAAGTTCTTGCGCCAAATCGTCGAAAATGTCAATTTCAATTTCAAGCGTTGACTTTGAAATTTCGTTTCGGGCTTCAAGGTCGCCGCGACCAATAGGCGCGGGAACATAAGTATCGCCGTTATACGAAACTTCAATGTTTGCGCTTGTTTTATTCCATTCGTCGGCGTCGCGAACGAATTTATACATTTCAACTATATTCAAGGCGACAACTCCACAATTCGAACTTCTGAACGAACAACCGAATTCCCAAGCCAATTTAATTCAACGCGTTCAATGTCCATTCGGTTAAGCCCCAAATATGAAATTCGCGCGATTTCGCTTGCGTCTATGTTCAAAGGGCTGTCAAGGGTAATTTGCACCGTCGTTGACCCGGTTTGCTGAAATTCTGTAACTTGGCGCGGATACCAATTGCCCGCCATATCTTCAACAGCAATATGAACCCGGTTCGAAGCATAGTCAACGATTGAATCGGAATCAACAAGAAGAATATTGGTAACAAGATTCGCCGACTTGTGCCGAAGGTCGTTTTCAAATGTGGGCAACCAAAAAGCCCGGTATTTACCGGCCCGGCGAAAAACCCATTCTTTATACTGTCGAACTTCTGTCGCGCCTTCCATTAAAGCGCGGTAAGGCATCGAATAACGCGGGTTCAACCAAGGCGTCGAACGTCCAACAATGCCAAGGTCGAAGTCGTTTATATCGTGCCGCATTTCAAGAACACGTTCGATAAATTTAGAATCGCCAAGAATACCCGGTTCGTAATAAATGTCGTCGCCTAAATATTGCGAAGGTGCGGCGCTTGTAATTTCTGTCGTATTTTCAATTTGAAACGTAAGCTTAACTGAACCTTCGCGGCCACTTGAAGACAGCGTTGCGGTGCCCACAATAAAAGCGGTTTTAACCGGGATTAAATAGGCCGATAGGCGCGCGCTTGCCCCGCTTAAAAGCGTAACGTCGGTGTTGGTTATCGTGTCAATTTCAACAATTTCATAAGACCCGTCGGCGCTGAACAACATTGCCAGCGAAGACGCCGTTAAGTCGTGAACCAAAGTGTCACACGAAATAACTGTTTGCGCCGCCGTAATGTCGCCGACAAACTGGCCTTCAGACCAAACAGGAACCGCCCAATCTTTGCGAAGCGCACCGTAAAGCGTATTAAACGCCGCCGCCTTTTTCCAATACTGAAGCGGAATTGTATATTCAAAAAACTGTCGGGCAACTTGTCGGGTCTGAATTCGTTGTTCCGTTCCGTCTTGGTGTTCAATAACGTCGGTCAAGAATTCGAAGCGTTCAAGAATCGGCGTTTCGGCCTGATACGGCAAAAACGCCTTTTCCCCGAATAATGTTGTCGAAATCTTAGCCACTTAGCGCCCTATTTATTTGTTCAGCGTTTCGGCTGATTTTGTTAATAAACACTTCGTCGCTGTCGGAAGAATCCAAGTAATCGCCCAACATTGACGAATCGACAAGGTTAATCGTTTTCAAGTTTACAGACGTTCCGCTTTGCGAAGCGCCTTCGCCTTGGCCGTTTACAGGGGCCGCGCCTGAAGCGCCGCCGTTAGGATTACCAAGCGTACCTTGTTGAACATTGGCCGCACCACGGCGCAACGCGTCAAGGTTGCCGACGCCGATTCGTTCAGTTGAAGCCGCGTCCATAACGTATTCGCTACCATGCACAACGCCCGCAACTTCTTTCCGACCAAGGTTGCCAGTGTAACCACCTTCTTCAAAGCCCGGCACCGCCGCCAAGCCTTGCGCAAGGGCTGTCGTTGCAGCGATACCAGCCGCCGCCGGGGCGCTGTTAGCGCCAAAGCTGGCAAGCGATACCAAAGCCGCCGGGGCCGCCCAAGCCGCCGCCGTGGTGCTTGCAGCGGCGACCGACGCGGCTGTTTGGGCTGCAAGGGCTGTCGTTGCCGCTGTCTTCTGAAGCGCGGTTTGAACAAGCCATTGAATGCCCATTTTGATAATTGCCGAAATAAGTTCCGACAATGCGCTTCGGGCAACGTCCCGCAAGCTTTCGCCCAAGTCTTCAGAATATACAATTGCGCGGCCAATACTATTCGCGAAGCCGTCGGTAAGTTGCGTAAACAAATTGCCGAACGCTTCAGCCATAGCCGGAAGCGAACCTTCGTAACTTTCAACAACGCGGGCCATTGACGAAGTAAACACGTCGGCCCAAGTTCCGTCGCCCATAGTCAAGCGAAGATTCGCGGCTTGCGTGTTAAGTTCAACAAGTTTATTCGCGTATGTTTCGGCGTTAATAATGCCCATTTGATACGCGCGATTTGAAGCTTCAAGGCCGTCGGCGATTTGCTGAAACTTGCCAATCGAAGAATCGTAAATTGCGTCTAGTTCTTGCTGAATGCCTTTTTCGCGCTGCAAGGTTTGAAGCTTGCCAAGAATCGCTTGTTGTTCTTGCTTGGTAAGCGTTATTTTCTTATTCAACAATTCGTTATTGATTTGTTCAAACTGTTGTTGAATTTCACGTTGCGGCCCAAGCAAGCCAAGAAGCCGAAGTTCGGAATCAAGTTCACGATTAACCTTCGCCAATGCGTCGGCCCGCTTTTCAGCGGCTTTAAGTTCGTCGCTTGACGGGCCAGCCGACGGCGCTGTTCCTTCGCCGCGCAATTGTCCGACGCGACCCGCCGCTTGCTGTTCTGCAATGCGCTGTTGTGAAATTTCACGCGCACGGCTTGAAACAGCGTCAACAGCTTGGCCGATAAAGTCGGTGTTGAAAGCTTTTGTAAATTCTTCTTGAACAATGCCGCCAAGTTCAGAAGCCGCGCCGGTAAGTTCGCCTTTAAAGCGCGACAAATCAACGTCAAAGTCTGTATTAAATACGGGGTTAAGGCCCAAGAATTCAGCGGCGTCGTTTGCAAGTTCAAGAAGCGATTTAAGCCCATTTAACACGCCGTTAATGCCGCTTTCGACAACTGAAATAACGCCGTTAAACGCGCCAACAACAATGTCTTTAAGTGCGGCGGGGAAAAGCCGCCAGCCGTTGACAATTGAATTGTAAGCGCCGACCCAAAGTGCAATATAACCATTAACAATGGTCTTCGCGATTGAAACAACGTTGTTAAGCGCCTTGCCAATAATGCCCACAAAAACAGACGAACGGCTTTCGACTTCATTGAAGGCCGCGTTCCAAACGTCGCGGAAGAATTGAACAACCGGGGCGACAGTTTCGCCGATAAGCTGGAAGACAGCCCGCGCCGTATCGCCAAGGGTAACAAGGCCGTCTTCTGAAACCGCAATGTCGTCTTTGAAGGCCGCGAACAGCGCGATTGCCGTTGTAAGGCCGACGATAAGCAAACCAATAGGGTTCGCGGCGATTGCCAGCGTAAACGCCTTGACGGCCCCGGTAGCGGCCACAATGCCCGAAATGATAGCCGGGCCGAAGGCGACCAGTAACGCGGCTGTCAGTGCGGCCAGTGCAACCCCGACGGCTTTCATATTGTCGGCCAAGAACAACAACGCCTTCGACATTGCTTCAGTAATACCAAGGCGTTTGTTTATTTCACCGAAGAATTGCGTCGCACTGTTACGAAGCACAACGAACGCTTGCCCCAATGTGGGAATCGTTTTGGCGAATCTGTCGGCGATTTCTTCGCGTGCGTTCGCGAATGCCTGTCGCATAACTTCGGCGGTAATTTTGCCTTGCGGGGCAAGGTCAAGAAGCGCCCCGCGCGTAACATTCAATTGTTTCGCGATAGCGTCGGCGACCGAAGGCATAAGTTCCATAACGGTTCGGAATTCGTCACCGTCAAGCTTGCCTTTGTTAAATGCTTGCGAAAGCTGAAGAAGTGCCGAAGCCTGTTCGTTTGTCGTTGACCCGGACAAAACCAAAGCTTTGTTGACAGTTTCGGTAAGCTGCAAACTTTCGCGTTGCGACGCGCCCAATTGCTGAAGCGCCAAGTCGAACCGCTGGAAAGCTTGCGCGGTGTCTTGAACGGGCGCACGGGTTCGGTTCGCAATATCGAAAACTTCGTTCGTAACTGTAACAAGCTGTTTTTCAGAATCGACAACGTTTCGAAGTTTGTTTTCAAGTATAGTGTAAGAATCAGCCGCGCCAACAATAGCCGCACCACTGAAACCAATTCCAGCAAAAGCGGCGGCGGTTCGAATAAATGAACCAAGGCTTCGATTCGAACGGGTTGTTGAAGCTGTAAGCTTGTCTTGCGCGGTCTTTAATCGCAAGGTCGCAAGTTCGGCCCTTGACGCTGAAGCGGCGGCGTTACTTTGTGCCGCCGAAGTTCTTTGCGTTTCAGTTGCAAGACGCTGTTGCCGAAGTTCAGTTTGCTTGAGTTCCCCGGCAAGCCGTTCTTGTGCGATTGCCGATTTTGTCGTTTCAGAATTCAAACGCTGTTGAGCACTAGCCGCGTTTGTTTCCGAAGCAATAGCACGATTAAGCGCTTCTTCAGATTTAAAATAAGACGCGTTTGCCGCATTTTGTGCGGCTTCAAGTTTGGCGGTTTCTTGTGCTGTTTTAGCGGCTTGTGCTGAAAGGCGCTGCAACGCAATTGCCGCGTTTGTTTCAGCAATAGCGGCTTTGTTTAAGGCTTCTTCGGCTTTCAATTCCTGCAACAAAGCTTTGTTCGTCTCAATTGCAACTTTTTGTTGAGCAATAGCGTTACGGCTTGCCGCAACTTCAGCTTTTGATTGTGCCGCCGCTGTTTTGGCCGATTCTGTCGCAAGTTTTTGTTGTGAAAGTGCGGCCCGATTCGTTGCGTCTGTCATTCGCGCATTTGCCGAAGTAAGGCGGGCTTGTGCGTTTGTTTCACGGGCAAGGGCGTTCGTAACTTTGGCCGAAGACGCGGCAAGCTTGTTAAGCGCCGTATCATTTATAGAAGCAAGTTGACTTTTAAGCTTCAAAACGGCACTATCTGCAAGACGTGCGGCGTCGGCGATTTCAAGAACCTTCTTACGAACGTTCGGCGAAACCTTATCGCCTATTTCAATATCAATTCTTTCGTCGGCCATACGTCGCCCCTAAAGCTTTATTTTAACCTTCCGCGCTTGTTTGCGACCAAGCAAAGCGGCACGTTCAACGAATCCCGCCGGGGCTTGTGCCGAATAACCGTCATTAAGCCGCCTGATATACGGAAGAACGTTGCTTAAATATATCGTATCGCCCGGCTTTTTTCCACGTAAAACCGCGCGGGCCGCATTAAGGGCCGCTTGCGCGCTTGCGCGTTGGGTCGAACCTTGTTCGCCGGGGTAATATGGCGGGATAGAATCGGAAGCGGGTTCGCCAAGGCTTACTTGCCAGTTCGACAAAGCTTGGGAAGTATCGACAGGCGTAACGTAAACAAGGTCGCCCAATACGGTTAAGGCAACTTGAACGGCGGCTTTACTGGCTTCTTCGTCAAGCTTTTCAACGCGCCGTTCAAGACTTATTGCCAAATCTAAAAGCGTTCTTGCCATTACTTCGACCCCGTGTTGTTCTTCTTCGACAACCGCTTTAAATGCGCGTCGTCCATTTTACGAACAAGATAAAGAAGGTCTTCGGTTTGTTCTTCGTCAAACGCGTAAGCGTCGGCATAAGCGCGAATGCTTGTCCAAGGAATCGGCGTCAAGCTTAACGCGTGCGTTCGTTCCGCGTCCAAATCAAAGAACGCTTGCAAGTACACTTGAAGCCCCGGCAAAAGTTCCGGGGCGTTCGCTATGCGTTCGGGTAATGGTGCGCCCGCCCGCATAGCTTGCCTTGCAATGTTCTGTTCTATCGACCCTAAATCCAATAGGTACAATAGAACAGCCGTTAGTTTCCCGCTTCTTGTTCAAGCGTTTCGTCGCGGAACAACGACGCCTTCTTTGCCTTTTCCTGAAGGTCGTCGTAAAGTTCCGGCAAATCGACAAACAGCTTCAAAGCGGCTTCTTTGTTAAATGCCACTTCGTCGCCGTCACGATTTCGAATGTTCTTCCATTCAAGAAGAACCGTGTCAACGAACACTTCCATAAACAGCCGTTCGGCAAGGTCGTTGTTCATTGTTTCAAGTTCGATTGCGCGGCGGTGCGGGCGCGTTGCTTTTTCAAGCGCCTTCGTATATTTCTTGTTGGCCTTCGACATACGCGAAATTTTGAAAGCGGGAATTGACCCGTCTTCATTCGCGCCGTATTCGACCCAAACGCCGTCAACTTCGGCGTCTTTATTCGTTGCAAACTGGCTGTAAAGTGACATTTTTAGGACTCCTAAAGTTAAATTGACCGGGGCACCGCCCCGGCCTTGTTGCGGTTCAACCAGTTTACGCGGGCATACCCACACTAGGCAAGTACGGGAAGAAAGTTGAAAGCAAGGTGTAACCCGCTTCGCATTCCGCCGCGTTGGTATCAACCGGAATTGTAATAGGTGCGTCTTTTTCGACGTTCAGCCGACCGCCGCCAAGGGCAAGAAGCGGAATGTCATAGACGAAGCCCGAATTGTTTTGCGCTGCAATGAAGTTCAATGCAACGTCGCTGTTATTGCGCACCGCCTGAACCGCTGCAACTTCGGTAAAGTAAGCGGTAATTGAACCGGAAACTTCGAAGTCGCCCGCCGTTGCGTCGAATGCGCCAAGAACAGCGACCGCCTTGTTCGGCGTAACGTTGTTGTTGATTGCAATGTTCGCTTCGGACACGTAACCAAACAGCGCCGTCGGGTTCAGTGTTACCGGGTCAACAACGTTCAACTTAATTCGGTAAATATCCGAAGAAGTGTTAAACGCGTCTTCGCTCGCGGCGCTTACCCGCGTTCCTGCCTTCAACCCGGTCAAACCGTCGCGTTGGGTGTTGTCCATTGCGACAAAGGTAAGGTCGGCGTTCAGCTTGTCGGCTTGTGGGATATTCAACGTATATTCGTTAGCAATCGCTCCTTCAAGGTATTCGGATTGCGTGCCGTTGGAATCTTGCCCAAGCTGGCGTTCGATATTGAACGACCGGCGCTTGATAAGCAACGGGTCTTTTTCGTTACGAAGAACCATGCCGAAGAAGAAGCGGATATTAAGCCCGGTGCCGGTTTCGGTTACAGGCGTCCAAGTTGTATCGTCAAGCGCAAGCGCATTCGCCGCAATTGACAAAACGCGGGCGTAACCCGGTTCGTTGTTTACGAAGCGATTTCCCGCCGCGTCGCCGCCAACAAAAATCCATTCGCCGACAGTAAGCCCCAAGGTTGTAAAATCAAGGGTTGTCGAATCAAGCACAATGCTTGACGCCGAAGCCGTAATGTTAATGTCGCCCGCGCCAGCTTCGAAGCCGATTGCTTCCAGCTTTGCCGCCGAAGGTGGGGCCGCTTCGTCAACAATGTCTTCAGACACGGTAAGCGCGCCAGCGGCGGCGGTCGTTACGGTCTTGATACCGTTGTTCGCGGCATTGGTGAAGCCTGAAGCTTTGACCAGTGCGCCGACAAGGAACCCGTCAAGGCCCGACGCGGCTTGGTACTGTTCAAGCGTGCCGTCAACGTTGGTAAGCGCAATCGCGGTGCCGTTGATTGGCGCGGTCGAAAACTTTTCGCGGGCGTCTGCAAAGAAGAAGCCTTGAAGAAGCCGTTGCATGTTTTTAAGGGTAATATCGCTGTTGAATCCGCCGGAAGCGTCCAAATCAACGATTTTGCCTTTCTTACGCTGGCGCGACGGGTTGATTGGTGCCCGTGCTACGTTGGAAAGTTCCACGCCAAAATCCGAATAAGAATTTGGTTCCAGTTCATACCAAACAGGCGACCCCGGAAGCGTCTTCAAACTTGCTTCTTCGGCGAACGCCAATCCGGTAACATTGCTGTCAATTTTGTTAGCCATGTTGCCACCTTTTAGCCTTGTTCGTCGTATTCATATTCGGCAACGACGTTAAACCGATAAAACTTTTCTTCCGGCGGAAGTTCGTTTATTCGTGCATTTCTAAACCATACCTTACCCGAAGTTGAATTTCCGCGAAAGGCATTACGTGCGATAATAGCCAAACGACGGCCTTTTGTCATGCTTTCCGCGTCGGATTTCGGGCAAAACACTTGCACGAATATTAAACCGTCAGCGGTGTAGCGTTTGACGAATTCACCATTGCGAAGGGTTGATTGTTCTTCGTCAACGGTTTGTTGTGAAACGCGCGCCCAAAATTTCGAAGGGTCGGGCGTCGCGGGTTCTTCAACGCCGGGCCAACGAACTTCGGGAATGTATGACGCAACGGCGGCGCTGTTAGCGTCCCAAGCCGTTTTAAATAACGAAAACATTTCGTCAATTGCGTCTTCGTAATTGGTCATTGGTCGAATTCCAAAATATAAAGAATCGGTTCGCCGTTCGGCGCTATTAAATCGAAGTTGCGAATCGTAAGTTCTTTGCCGTCACGAATAACAACGTCTTTAATCGCCGGGGTGAAACTAACAGCCGCCATAAGACCGCCAAGCGAACCCGTCGGAACTTCAGTGCCTTTCAAATAACTTAAAAACTTTCGGGTTTCAAGATTAAGCGGAAGGAAAACAATTCGAACCGGATTATCGTTTTCGTTTGCGGCTGAAGGCTTCCAAGGCTTCGACGAATCAGCGGGCGCACCATTGGTCAAGCTTCGCCATGCTACAAGCTGGCCCTTCTTGGCGATTTGTTCCTTCGCGCGTTGAATTTGTCGGTCGTAAACGCCCATTTTAAACCCTTATCGTTTTAAGCGCGAAGCGTTGCCCACATGCACTAAACAGCGGTTCAAGCAACGCGTCAACGGCGGAAATAGTCGGTTCAACGCCAACGCCTATTTTTTCCGAATACTTGGTTGTAAGCGGGCCGGTCGTGTCTTCGATAATAAAGCCGCCGGTTCTTGTGGGCTGAATATCGACCCCGGCGCTTGCTTCCATCATAAGACGGGCTTGCGCTTGCTTCAGTTCTTTCGGTATGAAATCCGAAGCCACTTCGACGCAATCAATCTTTACGCCAGTTCGCGGCCACTGTAATTCCTGATTCAATGGGTCGGTTTTATCGCCTTGATATTCGGCGCGCTTGCCTTCTAAATAGTCCATTGCCTTATAAGCCAGCGCGTCGGCTTCGGCGTCGTCTGTCGGCAAAGCTACACCACGGGCCGACGCATAAGCCCGCGCAAATGCAAGGTCAATATACGAATCGGCGTTTGCGACAATACTTCCGTCTTCTACAATAAGCGCCATAGTTACACCAAATCGTTAGGAATCGCGACTTCGGCAAACGCCAAAGCCAACTTTATTCCGGGGTTTGCGCCGACCGATTCGTTGGTTACTTTCAAAAGTAATTCGGTATTCGGCGGAAAGATTGTCGGCAAGCCAGCACCGCCAGCAACGGCGGCTTTGTTACCAGTGCTAAACAGAAAATCAACAGGGATTGCGACGCCGCCAGTTACGCCGGTTGCCCCGGCTGTAATGGCAAGGTCTGGACTAGCCCCGCCAGCAAACAAGTTAATCGGGTTCGACGGCGTGCCGGGCGTGTACGTTGCGCCGCCTATGTTTTCAAGGCGAACCGGGCCTTCGCCCGCTGAAAGGTCGCGAATGTAAATAATAGTATGCTTTGTCGCCGACATTACAAAGGAATAGTAATATTCGTTAGCACTTGCGACAGATTCGCGAAGATGCGACCAAAAGAAACCGCGTTGTCGGAATACGTGACCGCGCGGGTCGGATAAATCCGAAAGAAAGCCCCATTCTGATTCGTTCCAAACTTCGGAATTTTCGCGAAGACGACGACCAGTTTTAGGGTGTTGGAATTTCAAATATTCTTCGTTGTCGGTCGCCATTTTGATTCACCTAATACATTTGCAAGCCCCGGTAAAAATCCGTTAATGGTCGGGGTCGGCGCTTGTGCCTTTGGCCCGTGCTACGCCGATCCCTACGCCGTTAGGCGTTCGGTTTCCAATCGGCGGGCTTGTTAGCCGCCGACGGCTTGACTTTGTTTTTATTTGCTTCCGCCAGTTCAGCCGCTTTCTTGGCGTCGGCTTCGGCCTGTTCTTTCGCCTTTGCTTCGGCTTCTTCTTTTGCTTTCGCGTCGGCTTCGGCTTTTTCTTCTTTGCGCTTCGCGGCTTTTTCGATAGCGGCTTTGCGCTCTTTTTCAAACGCTTCAATCGCGTCTTCAGCCTTCGGGCATTTGGCGTAAGTTTCGGGAACTTCACCCGCCACGCCGTCGCACTTTTCAATTGCACCGGAAGAAGGCACAAAGTTTGCGTTGCGGAATGCAACGTTCGGGCCGTACTTTTCGGCGACTTCCATTGCTTCAGCCGACGGCATTACGCCCTTAATGAAAAACAGAATTCGAGGATAACGTTTCATTGGGTTGGCTCCTTGGGATTCAAAAGAAAAGCGGGGCCGAAACCCCGCTTAATCGGTTAGCGGGATTCGACCACAACCCCGGCAAGGTCTTTGTCGCTGGTTGCGTATCTGTCCCAATTGGTCGCGGTAGCAAGTGCCGCGTCATTCGGGGAAGCGCCGCCGTTGGTCTTATCCCAAGCAAAGCCTTTCACGCCCACATTGTACGACCATTCCGCTTGGTACGTGCGAAGAATGTTTTCGTCGCCGTTCTTCGTTTCGAAGTTGTCGGTAAAGTCGTTGTTCTGGTGAATAACCAGCGCGTCGGCCACAAGGCCCAAGGTGTGAAATTCGTCAATGCCAACCCCAACACCGTCAACAGTGAACAACGAAGGGCTATCGGTAGCGACGAATACACGACCGAAGGGGTCGGCGATAACGTTTACCGTTCCATAAGTAAACAGTCGTTCGACGTTAGCCAAGTTGTCGTTGTAAAAGTCGTGCAACGGCGAAGAATGAAGAATCCAAGCCAAAACCGAATTCGAACGGTCGCCGAACTTGCGGGCACCATTGTTCAAAGCGGTCGGGGTAAGACTTCCGGCGGTGCCGTCGTGAACAATGGTCGAAACTTGCGCCATTGCCGCATAAGCCGCCGCAACGCCAGTGTTCAACATATCGGCCAGCGTATCAACCGCCAGTTGTTGACCAAGTGCCGCGCCCGCTTCTTCGGGGTTGCGCTGAATCCATTTGAATTGGCCGGGGTCAAGGCTAACCGGCGGCGTACCGGCGGCAACTTTAACCATAGTGTCAACCAAATGGGAAAGGGTTTTACCAGTAACCGCACCCGAACCGTAAGCATTACGACGACGAACCAAACCGTCAATCTTCGCGTAAAACGCGCGGTCGGAATAGTCGCCTTGGTGTGCCGCTGGCCGAAGGGTAATCGTACCGCGCGAAGCGGCGTTGAATAGTTCGACCTGTTGGGCCAGAACTTCGGTCATGCTGTCGTATGCGTATTCGCTGAATACTGCCAAGTCTGAAAGTGCCACGTTTATTACTCCTGTCGTTCTTTAGAACTTTTGACGTGTTCCGCAAGTTCTTTCGGGTTCAAAGTCGAAAGCGGAACGGGTTTACCGTCGTTATCCGTGGCACCGACACGGGTTGACTTGTTTTGGCCGTCTTTGGAAGTACCACTTCCCGACGCCTTACTTCCAATTATAATAGCGGAAAAATCTTTATTTGCAACAAATTCTTGTTCAAGTTCGGCAACAGTCATTGCCGAAGGTTGGCCGTTTGCGTCAAGAACCTTCGTCGAAGGCTTGTCGCCGTCCAAATCTGCCATAAGACGCGACTTGATATGCGGCATAATCAGCGCCGGGCTTGTCGAAATCTTGTGGGCAATATCTTTCGCGACGCTATCGACAAGCGTGTTTTTAATGAAGGCGTCTTTTCCTTCAAGCTTGCCGGTAAGTTCGGTTTCGCGGTCTTGAAGTTTCTTTTGCCAAGACTTTTCAAGCGTTTCAATATCACCGCGCTTACGTGCGTCGTCGCCTTCCAGACTCGCAAGGCGGTCTTCGGCTTCTTTAGCCCGCTTTTCAGCGTCGCGGCGAAGTTGCGCTTCGCGGTCTTTGGCCCGCTTCAGTGCGCCCGTGTCTTCGTCGCCGTCAATGTCAAGAACGTATTCGCCGTCTTTTTCAACATATTCAGCTTTCAGTTCTTCGGACAGCTTTTCGAAAGCTTCTTTTGAAATCTTCTTTTTAAGTGCCATAGGTACGACCTTTTTTGGTTACGATTGAACACCGTTCAATCTTCGGTTAATATAACGCCGCGCTTCTTACTGAATTCGTCAACACTAAGCGGCTTTGCATCGACGAATTTTGGAAAGTCTTTCGAAGTAAGCGTTCCATTTCTAAGCCCCGCCGCCCTGTCGCGTCCAAGTATATCAGTTTGAACTTTCGAAGGTTGGCTTTTAAGCCAAGAATAATAAGTTTGCGGCGCGTCGTCAACGTCGGCGGGCTTCGGAATCGTTTTGCTTCGGCAACGAATATGCGCGGGCGGCAACGGCCCTTTGCCGTATTCGTAAGTTTTGCCGTCCCGGCCAAGGCAAATGTCGGTTGTTCCGCCGTCAATTACCGAAACCCAAACGTAACGGCGGTAAAATATAGAAGCAATGCCAGCTTGAACGATTGAACTTATGTGTTGAATCGCTGTTGAAATAACGGCCCCGGCTTGGTTGTACGTTCGCCGAAATTCGCCGTCGCGCCAGTTACGGGCCTTTGTTCCGGTAATAGCCGCAAGGGTTTCTTCTTTTGTCCATTTGTTCGCGTAACCTTTGCGAACCATGTTTTCGACAGCTTGCGCGGCTGAAGCAACAAAGGAGTCAATAAAACCAATAACCAAAGAACCGTTCGCCGGTATCGGGGCGTTTTTAATTATACCCCAAAGCTTGTCGTCGCTTTTACCTGTTCCAAGAAAAGCAAGCAAACCCCAAATCGGCAAACCGTCGCCTTCGTCGTATGCTTGTTGCATCGACCGACCTTCAAGCGTTTCGAATATTTCTTTCGTAAGGTCAACGTCAACTGCCATAAATTCGCGAATTTGGTTTTGAAGCCTAACCGCGTAAGCGTTGTAAATCTTACTTTGCGAAACTTTAAGTTCGCGCAAAAAAGTTCGAAGTTCGCGTTTTGTCAACGCGTCAAGATTGTCAAAGCGAAGACGCGAAAACAACTTTCGAAGTTCCGAATCAAGTTCAAGAAGAACGTCGTTGAATTCGCGCGCCTGTCCAACCTTCAAGCCTTCAAGGTAAATTTGGTGCCGTGTAAGCACATTGAACAAACGTAAATTATCGGCCATTCGCGCCCCCTGTTAGTTGCCCACACTTACCGGGGCGGCTTATTGGCCTTCATTGCCGCCCGTGTTGTTGTCGGTGTTACCATTTCCGCCGTTGCTGTCAAGGTTTGGCCCGTCTGCAAGTTCGGCTTCGATTTCTGTTTTCGCCTTTGCGTCGTCAAGTTTAGCGACGCCAGCCTTTCGCAAGTTTTCGCGCATTTCGCCAAATGTAATCGCCCCGGATTGCCATTCGGAAATAACTTGCGCCCGTTCTTGCGGCGTCATGTTCGCAATATCGAATTCGGTGTTAAGTTCGAAAACAATTCCGGTTTCAGGTACGCCGACAAATACCGCGCACCATTCAAGCCCCCATTTATAAGCGGCGCTTACGTTCTTAGCTGAAGACGAAAGGGTTGAATTTTCGGAAGTGGCTTCAAGGTCGGCTTCGGTGGCCGTTCGCTGAACGGTCGCTTGTTCAACAAGCTTTGCGCCAAGTGCGACCATTTGCCGTTCTTTGTGTTCCATTGCTTCTTTAGGCATTGTGTTTGCTTCGGCTTGCAGCAAACCAGCGGAACCGCCTTCGGGCAACGGGACAGCGCCGCGCGAACCAAGCGTTACAGTTCCGCCCATTACCTTATTAACCCATTCTTCGGTTAATCCGGCGAAATATGGCGTCGGCTGTCCAACAATAAAACACGATTCTTCGTAATCCGCCGAATTTCGGTAATGCGCAACGTTAAGCGACGCCAAGTCATACAACGGCGGGTTGTCAATATCAACGTCGTTATTTTCAGCACCGATAAACGTAAACGGAATTTCTTTCAGTAATGCGCCGGAAGAATCGCGCGGTTGATACGATTCGGAAATTCCAAACTTGCCGCCTTCTTTGCGCCAAACTTCGACCGTGTAAACGTCTTCGCCTTCGTCGATATTGTCTTGAACATTGTCTTTGCTTTTACCAAGACGAAGAACGCGGAATTGTTCGGCTTCTTTCATTTCAAAGCCGTCGTCGGATTGAATGTAAGTTTCGGACAATACGACAAGCGACAAGATTTCACGCGCGCCGCGCTTGGTCGTGCGCCAGTTCAACACGCGCCAAGGGGCATAAAGGTTCAATGTGGGCCGAATGTCGCCCGCTTCCAGTTGTGCCCGGCTGGCGACGCCTTCAGTTGCCGGGTAATCGACGAACAGCCCGGCCCGGCCATGCGACAGCACGTAACCGACGGCTTTCTTCGAAGATTGGGTTATATTTACCCCGCCGCCGTTTGCGTCTTCTTCGACGATTTTAAGAAGCGTCGGAACTTCAATAACAGGGTCGCGAAGAAAGACTTGACCGACGAAGCCTTTCAAAGTTCGGGCCGTTACGTTGTAAAAAACGGCGCGTTCAACGTAAGCTTTGTAACGTTGAATATTTTCGTCGGATTCGTCTTCGGCGTTTGGTTGTGGAAGATATTTCGTTTTACCGGCTTTAATCTTAACTTCGCCGTCGATAGCGTCGCGAATAAGTTGATAAAGCGGCAAAAGCGCCTTTAAGTCTTTTCGTACAAATGCAACATTTGGCATGGCTTGCCCCTTTTATCTTGCGAACTTTACGTTAATCTTCCGCGCAATTCTGTTCGCGCCTTTAAGTACCCGATAACGAACCATATCATAACAATGGTCTTCGGCGGTAGTGTCAACGTCGTCAATCTTCACTTCGTCACGCGGAAGCGACGGCAACGTTTCAATCGAACCAACGCAATTTTGCATGAAGTAAATTGCCGGGCCTTCGCGTCGGTTCGCGGCTTCCAACCTGTCGCGCAATAGCTGAAGGCCGTTTTTGCGGGAACCCGGCGACTTGTCGCTTTCCGTCCAACGAACGCCCTTCTTCGACATTTTCTTTTCAATCGTGTCAACGTCGGATTCGCGAACGTCCCGAATTTGGTTGTCGGCTGGCCCCGGCCAAGGTTGCGACGGAACCCAACCTTCGGACATAAGTTCAATTTCGCGTTCAATGATACCGTCGGCCAAATCCGGCGCACTTAACTTCAAACCCTTATTTGAACCAATTTCGGCGGTTCCGTACCATTCGGCAAGCTGAACAAGCGTGCCCGGCGGCGGGCAAAACGTCGAACCGTCTTCAAGCGTCGCTTCTTCGCCGTTGGCTTCGGCCCACCAACCCACACTAAACGGGTGCGTCGAACCCCAATCAAGCGCCCGGTCAACGTGCCAGCTTTCAGGAATACGGAACCGGGGCAAGACGTGAACCTTCTTCGACCAAAGGTCGTCGATTGCGCCGCCCGCTGTAAAATCCCAATCGCCTTCAAGCCAAGCTTTACGAAGGTTCGGGTCGGATTCGCAAAGGCGGTCAAGTTCCGCAATATACGACGCGTCAAGATAAATGTTTTCGCGATACGACCCGAATATTGCAACTTGTGTTTTTGTAACTTCAACGTCTTTTTGTTGCTTAGGGTCGAACACTTCGACGGTTCGACGCACGACTTCGCCATTCGCGGCAACGTTAATAAAGCGGCGCTTGACCCAATTATGACCGGGGCCGCTTGGGTTCGTTGTGCTGAACACTTCAAGCGGGATACGCGGAAGCGGGTTGCCGTCGAAGGTCGCATAAATAACGTTTCCTTCTTTCGTATAGCGCGGCTTTCCTTTTTCGTCAAGTGCCTTCGGCGTGTCACGCGTTGGCGTAAACGACGAACGGTTTGTTGACATAAGCTTATCGTAAAGTTCGGAAGTCGCGTGCTTTGTTAATTCGTTCCAGCCAATAAACGGGTATTCGTGACCGTGGAACGCGTCATAATCCGAAAGCTTCTTTGCATGACGAAACAACAGTTCTTCGCCAGTCGGCCAAACCCATTTATATTCGGAAGCTGATTCAAGAAACTTCGCCCCGTCACCAAACGCCATAAAGAAACGCTTCGATTGCGCGACCAAATCCGACAGGTTTTTAAACTCCTTGTCGAATATGATTCCGCGCCAATACGAACCGTAACCAAGGCCAACATGACGACGGAAGCGCATAAGTTGGGTAATGGTTTTGCCGGGGCCGCGTGTGCCGTGGTAAAGGGTGTGGTGACAACGTGTGTCAACGGCCAGTTCTTGCGAACTTCCTTCTATCGGTTCCCAAACAATTTCGAGTTCTTCAGCGGTTTGCATGATGTTTACAATACCCCGCCGCCTTAATTAAAAGTTCGCTTGAATCGCCAAAATGACCAATTCCTTTATTGCAAGCCGAACACAAAAGCCCGCGAACTTTTCCGGTTGAATGACAATGGTCAACATGTAAATCGTTTGTCAAATCCTTTTCACAAATAGCGCATTTATTGCTTTGCGCTTCAACCATTTGTTCGAATTCTTCAACAGTTAAGCCGTATGCTTTTTTAAGCCAGCTTTTACGGTTGTATTGTTCGAACTGTTCAGGTTTCGACTTTCGCAAACGCTTTGTTTTAAGTTTCAAACATTCGACACATTGCGAATTTGAAACGTAACGTTCGCCACTATGACCGCGCTTACACGGTTTGCCGACGTAAATATTACGACCTTCAGCGCGCGCGGTTTCTTTATCGGAATTGGCGCGTTTCTTATTGGCTTCGGCAACCGCCTTTGAATGTTTAATGTTTGGTTGAAGCATTCGTTAAGTTGTCCTGTTGCTTACGAAGCTTCGCTTCCCAATCTTCGTCGCTTCCATTTTCACGAACAACCATGACGCGATTATTTGTCACGTTGTTATTGTTGTTAATAGTGGTTTGCGGCTTTTCGATAAATCCGCGAACGTCGGCATAAAGCTTGCCAAGCTTCGCGTAATCTTCAGGCGAAAGCCGTTCTTCTTGCATCTTATCCCATAGGTGACGGGCGAAGTCGGCTTTTGTGGGCAAAAAGGAAAGTTCGCCGCCTTCTTCAAGAAGTTCGGCTTGCGCCGCGATAACTTCGGAGTCGGTCGGCCATTCGTTAGCAACACGAAGGGCGCGCGACGTATTATCGGGGAACAGTTGCAACGCCGCTTTGAACGGGTCGCTTATTTTGAGTAACAGCCGGGCATATTCGGCTTTTAGTTCTTCGTCTGACATTGCGGGCGCACCTTAAAAGTTTGTATTAAATATAAGCCGCGCCCGGCTTTTGGGCAAGCTTTATTTCTTGGCGTTGTTCGTCATGGCCGTTAAAAGCGCGTCTATTCGGCGGTTTGTTTCGCGCTGTTCTTCGCGCATTTGGTTTACGCTGTTTTCAATACTGGAAATGTGCCCGTTCAAATCGTCCCGGCGAACGTATTCTTCTTGAACCCGTGTAACGCGCGCGTGAAGTACGTTGTCGCCGTCTTGAATTGCTTTCATTACTTGCCTATCCCGCACAATGATTCCGCCGATAATTGCGACCACGGTTAGCCCAATCCCTATAAGCGTAAACGTTAGTTCAACCGACATACAAAACCCTTATTCTTTAAAGTCTTCTTTATGCGGTTCGGATAAGTTCGCAATGCCTTTCCAAATCGCTGTTATAAGTGCGGTTGCAAGGCCGACAATTGCGGCGATTTGCTGGCCTTCGCTTAGACGGTTCGCTTCTTCAAGTATGCCAAGAAGCCGATACATAATATCAATTGAACAGCCTAAAACAAATACGGTCATAAGCCGATATTGCCTAAGCGTCTTATGTAAAGGTTGCTTGAACACTTCGCCAACCATTGCGTCAAATGCGTCTTTACTGTTCGGCATTTTGCAACCCCTTTGCCCACAATTGAAGATTGCGAAGCCGGGTCGCTATTGCGTTACAGGTTGCGTAATTTCCGGTTGTGACTTGAAGGGCTTCAATGTCTGTAATTCCGCTGGCGGTGTCATTAGTTCCGCCGGGGGCTTCGGTGTCTTCGGTTGGGGGCATTCCACGGGCGGCGGCGTCATGGACGCGCACCCACTGATTAGGCAAATTGCAATTGCCAGCGTCGGGGCTTTTAACATATTCAATCACCTTTTCGGTTATGGTACGCGTTACAACTTCCGCTTCTTGCGATTCAAGCGCCTGTTTTTCGGCGACTGTTTGCGCAAGTTCGTCTTGAAGTTCGTTGATTCGGTCGGTTTTAGCTTGGGCTTGCGCTTGGGCTTCTTTGGCGGCTTTGTCGGCGTCGGCTTGCATATTTGCAATAACCGCGTCGCTTCGCCAACCTTGAATTGTCCAACCGGCCAAGAATGCGACGGCAAGAAGCGCGCCGCCGATATATAGCTTCATATTTGCCATTACGGTTACGCCTCATTAGTTGAAAGTTTGCCGTCGGATTTAACGACCGGCAAGTTATGGAACCCGATTCGTTCGGGGTGAAGTTCGGTGTCGGGCCAACGATACGAAAGAACGCGCGAAGTGTCGAAAGGTCGAACCGTAACTTGGTTGCCTTGGTTGCCGCCCAATACCATTAAGTTTCCGGCTTGGTCTTTGCCGACGACAAAGCCAACATGACCCGACCAACCGTCGGGCTTGCCGCGCCAGAATACGACGATTGAACCGACAGCGGGGCCGGATAGTTCGAAGCCCCATTTCATATACGAACGCGCGGCGGCTGAACGCGTCGAACGAATGCCGCATTCTTCAAGGATTCCGCCGACGTATCCGGCACACCACGGCGTTTCGTCGTCGGTAAATGGGGCACGAATCTTCGACCACCATTCAAGAATCTTCGGGTTGTGGTCGCTTCCCTTCCATTCCCAAAGGCCCAAATACGAAAACGCGGCAATAAGCCACGAAGGGCGGTCGTTATGTTCGTTGTTCATGGCGAACCCCTGAAGACGTGTGTTGAAGTTATCGGACAGGATAGCAAATTTTAGGCAAAAAGAAACCCCGGTTTTTAGGCCGGGGTTCCAAAGCGGGGTTTAAAGCCGAAGCTTATTCGACGCGGAATACGCGTGCGCCCGCGCCTTTCGGGTCTTCGTCGCCGACAGAACGAACAACGAACTTGCGGGTAACGTTGCCGTCTTCGTCTTTGTAACGCGCTGTTGCGCTTGAAACAGTCGAAGCAAGCGACTTCGCCGGGTTCGGCTTGTCTTCGCTAACCGGGACGTGGAAGGAGTGCCCAACGTCCATATCGTCGAACGGGTACACGTTGGCACCACGGCCACCGCGACGAACGGTCGGAAGGGCAATGCCGCTTTCCAGTTCAAAGCCTGAAGCTTTGGATTCGGTAGCGTCAGCGGTTTCGGTGTTCGGGGTTTCAGTTGTTTCGGTCATTTTGGAAATACCTTCTTCAGTTGCGCGGGTTGCAACGTTGCCGTCGTCGTCGGTCATGGTAACGTTGATTTCAACAAGACCAAGTTCAACAAGCTTCGTCGTTTCAGATTCAGCGACAAACAACATGCCGCTTTCGGAATTGGTAGCTTCGACGATATTTGCCAGAAGGTCAAGTTCTTTTTCGGTTGGTTTCTTTGCGCGTTCCATTTTTAAGGCTCCTTTCGGTTAAAGTTAAATTTGCCGTTTCGGCAAGGTTGATAATAGGCCGACGACTATTCGTCGTCAACCCTTTTTTCGTCGAAAGTGCAACTTTCTTCGAAAATTCCTTTGAAGTCAGGCCAAGCGCCTTCGCTTACCATTTCACAATAATGCGCTTGACTTTTAAGTTCGTCTTCGTAATCCATACGGCCAACAATGCCGAACAAAACGACGGCAATTATTATGCCAATTCCTGTCAATAGTTTGTTCTTCATTGCTTCGGTTCCTGAAGATAGCTTTCAACGCCTTGTTCGGCAAGAAGAAGCGCGAATTCGATTGGCCCTTTCATTTGGTTAAGCGTCGGAACGATACCGTCGGCCCCAATTGCTTCGGCGGCTTCAACAAGCTGTTGAAGCGCAACGCCTTGAAAGTGCAACGTCTGGTAAAGCACGGCGGAAGCGCGAAGAAGGTTGTAATATTCTTCGTGAACCGACCCGTTGGCAAACACAAGTTCGCCGGTTTTGTTGTCGGTGTCAACGCTGACAATTTCGCCGTCTGGAAACTTGACAAGCTTCAAGTTCATTATTTGGTCATGGTTTAACATTCGTTTTGCTCCTTCAGAAATGTTCGGGCTGTTGATACTGTAACAAAACCCGTCGATTCGCACAAGTCACAATCGAAGAAATCGTTCGGCCTTGGTTCGACGTAAGTTCGACCGATACATTGCGGGCAACACGTTTGCAATTCTTCGCCGGGGTTGTGGAAGTCTGCCCACACTTCAAGCGGATAGCCGCCAGCGGCAAGCACGCCCCGAACGTATTGGTTGGCTTCAACAAGCGGCATTTCGCCCCGGCATTCAGTACAACGAACCTTCTTACCAAAGCCCTGTTGAATAGCTTCGACAGTAAGCCCGGCAACTTCGAACTTGTGCAAGGCGCACGAATCAAGACGAATACGGTTCAACCGTATCTTTTCCAAGTCGGCCATATTACCACCTTAAAAGCGATTGTTGCGCGCTCCTTCGACAAGGGCGCGTTCTTGAATTTGGCGGTTGTGCTTATCGGCCTTCATTTGGTTTCGCTTCAGGCGATAGGCGTTCAACAGGGCCAAGGCTGAAATAATGTAACAGATAGTTGAAATCATTTGGGGCGCTCCTTTCGTTCGGCCTTGTCGGCTTCGTCGTCAGCTTGACGGGCAATGAACATAAGTGCGGCGATAAAGTAGCCAAGGCACACGCCGACGCTTAGACATACGAAACACAACAAGGCAATTTTCATGTTTTGGTTTCCTTTAACTTTGAACTTGCGACCGATAGAAACTTGATAATATCAATCAACGGCATATTCGGCAACTCTTTTGCAACTTCAACGACTAGATTTGAAACTTGTTGTTCGCTCATAACACTACACCTTTATTACCATTCGTAAAAATCCGCGCGGGCTTCGGCGGCGTCAATTGAAGCTTGTTCGCGTGCGTCATTCAACGCGTCGAAGCATTCAACAATAATTCGGTCTTCTTCGCCCTTGGTGTTATCAATTCGGGTGTAAAGCCAGTCGGGCGACTTCTTGCAAGGCTTGCCGTTTACTTCAACAATCGACCATTCGTCGATATAGTCGTTCATAATACCAACATCGGGTTCGGCGGGGCATGTTGTGAATTCAACCGTTACCGGAAGCCCGCCAAGAATTCGAATTTCTGTTTGCATTGTGCTTACTCCTTCGCGTTCAATCTATAAGTTAAATATACGACGAAACTTCGAAGGCGTCAAGCCTTATTCGCTACTTTGTGAACTACTTCGTATTATTCAACGCAAGTTCGTTAATACGCGCGCCAAATTCTACGCCGTTAACGTGGCAAGTGTCGCTTTCGTCACTAAATAAGTGATTGGCGCAAACTTGCGTTAAAATGCGGCACACGTCGGAACCTTCAGCCTTTGCCGCTTTCAACACGTCTTCAATTTGTTTAACCGCGTTCGCTTCGTTGTTGGTGTTCATTGCCTGACCCCTTGACGAACTTGACCTTACGCACGGCCAAAGGTTGCCCGGCATACGCTTTGCGAACAAGCTGTTCGGCGTCTTTGGGGCTGTAGGCTGTTACGGTGTCGGCTTGACGTTCGCCGGTTGCTGTTAAAGTAAAGTGTACGGTGAAAAGTTTAGGCATTGTTTTTACTCCTTGCCACTTTCGGGCACTTGACAGACTTTGACAGCGGGAAAGCGCCCGTCGTCGTCTTCCATATACAAGAAGCCGTTCGCTTCAAAGAAACGGTATTGTTCGAAGTCTTCCGGTTCGTACAACGTCGAAATAACTTCGTTCACGCTTCGGCCTTCGTTGAACAGTGTTGCGGCTATTTGCGCCGCTTTGGTTGCGTCAGACATTCGACTTACTCCTTTTCAGGGTCAATAATACGAACTTCACCTTCAAGGCGTTCGGTTGCTACTTCTTCGCCGTCAAGGTAAATTTGCCCGTTTTCGTCAACGGCGTTTCGTACAATGTAACCTTCTTCTTCGTCGGCTTCAATGCACATTTCGACTTTTTCGCCATTAAGCAAGATAACAGCGCGCAAACAAAGTGCGGCCTTTTCCGGGTCATTACCTGTCAAGTCTTCAATTGAAAGTTTCATTTGATTTACTCCTTCGGTTGCCATTCGATATAAGACCGCAAAACGCTTGCGGCATGTTCCCAACTGTAACACGTCATAAAGCCGAAGCCAACCTTTTTCGCGTATTCGCCGAATTCAATTTGTTCGTCTGACATTCCGCCTTTAGACTTCGACGTTTTAGGCCGTTGGTCTGGCTTCTTCATTTCGATATAAAGACCGTGCCAAGGGCCGACGGGCCAAGGAAGGAAAGTGTCGGCAACGCCTTGCCGCACGCCTTCGGCCTTCAGTTGCGCCCCGCGTATCTTGCGCGACTTGTCGTCGTCGCCCCGGCTTCCGCCGTTGGGTATCGCGTGAAACCATTCAAGGGCCGGGACGGCTGGCGGGTCGCCCGCTTTGTATGCGCTGGCCTTAAATGCTTCATTGCCTTCTTTGCACCATGCGTCAGCAACGTCGAAGCCGTGACGATATGCAACGGCGGTATAAGCGAATAACGCGACTTGGTGCGCGTGTTCGGTGCCTGACTTGGCTAGTTTATCCGGTGTCATTATTCAAACCCCCGTTTGTCACGACATGGCGCACAAACGCCTTTTACAAGACGCCCTGACCATTCGCCGCAAAGTTCACAATCGCCCGGTTTACCGGGGTCAAACTTCGCCGCTTCGGCACGAATGCGCGCTTGTTCCTTTTCAAGTTCCGCTTCAATGCGGTCGTTTGTAACGTCTATTTCGTCAGCCATAACTATTCCCCTTGATTGCCCACAATTTGATAAAGCTTGCCGTTTGTCTCAAAAGCGCCAGACGCAACAGTTTTAGGCACCGCTTTTAAATAGCCGCTTTCAACAAGTTCTTCGATTGCCGACTTGAAACGCTTTGACGCACCTTCGGGGGCTTTTCTAAAAGCCGCAAGGCCAAGACAACGACGTTGAACGTATGCGTAACTAACAATCTTTTCGGCTTTAGCTTCGGCGTTTATATTCTTGTCGTATTTAAGACATTCTTCAAAATCGTCTTCAATATATTCTTTCAAAATACGTTTAATTTCTTCAATGCTTTCTTCGCATTCGCTAAGTTCAACCCGGTTGCCGCGTTTGTTGCCTGTTGAATAGCGGTAAAAAAGCTTTGTGTTGCTTCCGTCTGGCAAGCGTTGCACTTCGAACACTTCAGGCCATTCGACAACAACAATTGCTTTCTTTCCCACGTTGGCCGCGTCTGCAAGGTCGCGCAATAGTGAAAGCGAATAACCGTCGCTTTGGATTGCAAACGACTTGCCTTCAGGTTGCTTTTCTGTCGGCTTCATTGCTTCGACGTGCTTCAAGTAATATTCGCCAATGTTCGACGGTTCGACGTATTCAAATTCGTTTTCAGTTTCCATCTCATCACCTTTGTTAAAGTTTAAGAAGTTTGACGCTTATAAGATAGCCGCAAGCTGTCGCCTTGTCAAGCTGTTATATAGATTAAACGTTATGAATTTACATTATACAAATTGAAGAAGTTTTTTAATCTCTAAGTTACTGATAAATAAAGAATAATAAAATATATAATAATGTTAATAATAAATAAGTCTTTTTAATATAAGGTATGATATAAGGCTAATCTTAAACTTTAGGGGTGGTGGTTGGGTGGAAAAGCTTAACCTTATTATAAATCGTTCATTTTCCTTTAAAATCAACAACTTACGAATGTTAATGCCATTCAATAAATACATTTAATGCGTTTAAGGTTATAATGCGTTGCTATTCAGACAAAAAAAAGACCGCCGAAGCGGTCAAGTATTCAATCGAATTATCTTTTCAATAGTGACAACCGTTCGCCCCAATTCTGAAGCGCCTGTTGAATACCTTCGTCGAATTCGTCATGTTCGCCAAACGTGCGCGCCGAATCAATATGGTTTTCAAGTGTCTTCGCTGTTTGCAACGTCGGATTGCGTAACAGTTCCCCTGCGGCGTAATCGTACCCTTGCCGATAACGTATTTGCTTTCGCTGTTGCTTGTGTCGATTAAACCAATTGAACATTGTTCGTACTCCTTATCGTACAGTTGAAAGTGTGAAGCGTGCGGCCTTTGGCATTCGAACGGCTATGCGTTCCCGGTTGGCGGCAAGCGCGGCCATTGTGGGCACATAGTCAAGCCAAAGGCTGCCGGCGGCTGGTAGGTCGTCAGGCCAACGATTTGTTACCTTAAAACCCCTTGCTAGGCATTCACCGTGCAATGCGGTGTAGCGACGTTTCAGGAAGGCCAGCTTGTCGAAGAAAAAGCGAACGTGACCTTCGCCAAGTTTATAATCGGCGGGTTGCCCGGCCAAGCTGAAGCGCCCGCGTGCAACAGCATTCGGAATGCGGGTAAGTTCGCGGTGTTCCGCTAAAAGGTGTTGGTCGCAAAGTTCTTCAACAGGTACGACGTTTATTCGTGTCATGGTTTGAACTCCTTTAAAGTTTAAAGCACAACATGAATATAAGACACGACGAAGCCCCGCGTCAAGTAGTTTTTGACACGGTACGAAAGAAAACTTCGTTAAAGCTTCGTTATAGTTCGAAGACGCGGGGGTTTGAAATCATAAAGGCGCGGGCGCTTGTGCCATAATCCTTCGCCAGTGTGGCCCGGCTGACTTCCTGAAGGTCGCCGCGTTCGGTCAACGTCGTCAGCGCGCGCTTGATTGCCCCGCTTGACCCTATGCGGTCTTTGCGGAAGACGGCAACAGCGGCAAGCTTTCGTTGAACGAAGGCGTAAGGAACAATTCGGTTTGAATGAAGGTTTGACATACCTTCGCCCGTGTATTTCGAAACTTCAGGCCAAGGCGAAACGACGAATTCTTTCACCGTCGCAATTACCTTCGCAAGCTGTTTCGTTTCGTCATTGTCAACGCCAATTTCGCCAGCGTTGAAACGGTCAAGTAAGTTTCGAATATCAGCAACAACAATGTTCGTCGCCCAAGTCGCAACGTCAAGCGAAATAGTCGGGTCGTAAGGATTGCAACCAACAGCAACAAGCGCGGCAAGCTTCATTGCCTTAATATGCGCCCGGTTCCAAAGGTGACGGCGAACTTCTTTGTCGCTTCCGTTAATTTGCAAATCGCAATGACGGTCAAATTCGTCGAACATGCGTTTTGCTTCCGTTGACATTTGAACGTTAATCGCTTTGTGCTGGCTGTTCAACATTAAAGCATGGGCACACAACGTCGAAAGCCTGTCGATAAGTTCAAAGCTTGGTTGTGCGTGCAAATGGGCCGGATTGTAAGGCGGGCGGTCGCCGTGGTATTCAATAATTGTAAAGCGCGGAAGCAAGCCTTCAGAAATCAAACCTTCGTGAAGACCTTCGTAAAACTTTTCGGGGGTTGATTCGCCAAGTAACGAAAAAGCCGGGGCAAGAACCGCGCTTGTGTTCTTGTCTTTGTCCGAATAAATAGAAGGGCGAAGAACTTTGCCTTCACCTGATTTATTGTAAGCGTCAAGCAAGAAACGGCGAAGCCCTATAAGGTGCGGCGGTGCGTTGTGGCTTGCCATTTGCTGAAGATAAATACCAAATTCGCCAACCAATGAAACGAAGCTTGTTGGGCCTTTTGACATATACTTAATGACAGCTTGCGACGAAGCAATTTCCGCCGGGCCTATGAAGTCAGTTGACGCGGGAACGGTTCGAATAACCGACGCAAAAAGCTTGTCGATACCTGAAGCAATCGCTTCTTTACCTGTACCAGTTGGCGCAAGAAGAAGCGTGTATTGATTAAGGCCCGTGCCCGATATGTTGTAAGCCCTTCCCACAATACCCGCAATCATGCCAAGGGCGCCGGCAAGGGATATTTCGGGAACAGGTCGCGGCGCTTGGGCGTATATGAATTGCGCGATTTCACCGACCAACCCCGGCGGGACGCTGTAAACGTCTTTTGACGGCTTCAAGTCTTCCGTTTTCGGGGCTTGCCCTTGTTCCGGTTCGATACGGTTTTGAAGACTTTTGGCTTCTTGAAGGTCTTTCTTTTGCTTCGCTTCAATTGCTTCGTTTAATTGGTTTCGCAAGCCGTCAATATCAACCGGCGGAAGCATACGGTCAAAGCACTTGTTCAACATATAATTAACGTAATCGTCGCGCTTCGCTTTGTCACGCCGGCCTAAACCCGACGCCCGGAATAAGCGGGAAATTTGCGCCCGGTTTTGGGTGTAAAACGCGATAATATCGACAAGGGCAAAGTCGGCTTCAGATTGCGACGGGTAATAATCTTGCCAGCGCCCGGCGTACAAGTCGGCGAATTTTTCACCGTTGGCCGCGTCGGTTGCGCGCTGAATAACAACTTCGTCGCTTTCTTTAGCTTCGGCAAGACCGGCGTAAACGGCGGCGGCTTGATTACCCGAACCCATTTGCGACCAAAGAACGTTTAAAAGTTCGTTTTGTTCCTTAATAGGTGCGTCGCGGTAAATGTCGCCGGTCATTGTCATATAACGACCCGACGAATAAATTTCAATAAACGAACGACGACGACCCGACGGCAAGTTTCCTTTGACGATAATGTGAAGGCCCGAACCTGAAGGCGAACGTTCGGCGAAGCTGTCAAATTCGTTGTATATCTTTATTTGGCGGTCAAGTGCGGTTTGGTCGCCCTTTGTGTCGTCAAGGTCGATAAACGCGAACGGGTCGGCTTCAGTCAACACGAAACCAATTCCGTCATACCAATTTGAAGTTGAAGCCGCGTGACAAGCTTGGTCAAACGTGGCCCAAGTGTTCGGGTCGCTAACGCTGGCAAGTCGCCCGTTATTCGCTGAATACGGAACTTTCGTCGGCTTGGCGCTGTCCGTGTCTTCAAATCGCCAAACAACCCATTGCGGGAAAATCCGCATTTCTTGCGGTATATTGTTATAGTTCATTATTCGACCCTTAACTTCGTACCTGACAAGTGTTCATATAGTGCTTGAACAGTGTTAACCGAAGGGTTTTCAATCTTCCCCCGGTTGAACATACGAAGCCAAGATTCTTTAATTCCTGTCGCGTCTTCGATACTGGCGAAGGTCATAGTCGCCGGGCGCGAACGTAGCAATTCGCGCGTCTTTTCATACAAGGTCATAAGCGTTCGCCTTTAGAATGTGGGCAAAGTTTCAATTCATTGGGGCTTATCATAGCTTGCAAAATCTTAGCTGTAAAGGATAAAATATTGTTGACAGTGCCGGGCGGGTGTCCTAAGCTGTCACCACCTTAACCAAGAAAGGCGAACCACAATGAACGAAACTAAAGTGTTTGACTATATCGAAGAAGCGCATGTTACGGCTTCCGACAAGTATTACGGCAAGTGTATTCCGCTTGAACATTTTTCCGAAGTCGTAGGCGAAGCAATCGCCGCGTTGAACAAGCTTGACGCTATCAAAAAAGCTTTGTTTTACGGTCGCGACACCGGCATTGCACCACCGGCCAACCCCAACGAAGCAACCCTTGATAAAGCCCCTTATTGGATTTCCGACAACGCTGAAGACGACGCAAAAGCCGTCAACGTAATTCACGCAATTATCGGCAAAGCCACCGAAGCAGGCGAACTTCTTGAAGCATTGTCGAAAACAATTGTCGAAGGCGAGGCATTTGACGCCGTGAACGCAATTGAAGAAGTTGGCGACGGCTTTTGGTATGACGCGCTTTTATTGAAGGCGCTTGGTTCAAACTTCGGCGAAGCGCAACGCGTAAACATTGAAAAACTTCGCGCACGCTTCCCGAATGCGTTCACCGAATACGACGCCAACAACCGCGATTTGTTCGAAGAACGAAAAATTTTGTCGAATGGTGTTGACAAGGCCGAATAAAGGTCGTATATTCTAACCATGCCGTCGGATAACCCGGCGGCAAACTAACCGAAAGGAAAAACGAACATGAACGAACAAGCAAAGCGTGACGCTAAAATTCTTGAATGGCAAGAAGCGGTTAAACAGCTTGCCGCCGCTAAAGACGCGGAAGCCGCACTTCGTAAAGAAGTTTTGACCGAATGTTTCGACTTTGACGGCGACGACCGCGAAGGAACGCAAAACGTCGAACTTGGCAACGGTTACAAGCTGAAAGCTGTCTTCAAGCTTAACCGTCGTCTTGATAACAAAGACGAAGCGGTTGACAAGGTTCTTACCAAAATCGAAAAAACCGGGGCCGAAGGTCAGTTTATCGCTGAACGTCTTGTTAAGTGGAAGCCTGAACTTGCGCTTTCCGAATACAAAAAACTTCCTGAAAAGTTCAAGAAGCTTATTGACGAAGTGTTGACCGCTTCGCCCGGTACGCCAGCGCTTGAACTTGTGGTTCCAAAATCCAAGTAAGCGGCTTGCCGGGTTGCCCACAACAGCCGGGGCCATGCGAAGGGGTTGAAAATGTCAAATTCAATCAAACCGGGGTTGTTCCACTTGATAGAAGGTGCCGTTGCCATTACGCGAAGCAAAGGCGTATTTAAGCAAGCCAAAGTTTACAAGCGGAACGGCCTTATTTACATTCAACACGGCGGCGGATATATCAGGGCGAACCGAACCGGAACTTCGCACCCGAACGTTTATATCGACGGGTTTGAACTTCCCGACGGTTTCGGATTTACAAAGCTTGGGTATATGTGCGAACTTTCGCACCCCGACCGCGCCTTTAACGAAAAAGGGGAACGCGAATGCAAATGAACCAACTTCGGCCAGCGTCACAACTGGCCCAACAATTCGGCGTAAAGTGCTTGGCCTATGGCGGGCCGGGCGTCGGTAAAACGCCAATGATTAAGACCGCACCGCGCCCCGTGCTTTGCGTCGTCGAACCCGGCATGTTGTCAATGCGGGACGCCAACGACCTTCCGGCTTGGGACGCGTACACGCCCGAACGTATCGACGATTTTTTTACTTGGCTGTTCAAGTCGAACGAAGCGAAAAATTTTGATACGGTCGGCATTGATTCAATTTCGCAACTTGCCGAAATCTTTCTTACGCAAGAATTGAAGCGGAACAAAGACGGGCGTAAAGCTTATGGCGAAATGTCCCGGCGAGTTATGGATTTGGTCAACGGTCTTTATTACTTGCCGAACAAACACGTTTATTTAATTGGCAAACAGGCGACACGCGACGAAAACGGCGTTTCAACTAAAGCGCCGTATTTCCCCGGCCAAGATTTGAACGTTAAGGTTCCGCACCTTTACGACGAAATTCTTCATATTGGCGAAGCGAATATTCCCGGCATGGCAAAACCTGTCATTGCAATTCGCGCGCTTCCGACTTTCGGCATTATGGCCCGCGACCGTTCGGGTCGGCTTTCGGAATTTGAACCGCCTATTTTGGGCGACTTGTTCCGAAAGTGTATGTCGTAACGGTCTTCGTCTTCGTACCGCAAACCGAAGATAAACTTTACTTTTGCAAAAGGTGAAATCAAATGGCACAACTTATCCAACCCTTCAACGCACAACAATTCGACCCAACCCAAGGCGTCGGCGGTCTTCCGATTGGTCGTCACCCTGTCGTTGTGGAATCTTCCGAAGTCAAAGCCAACAAGGCTAACGACGGCGGATACCTTCAGCTTAATTTGAAGGTAATTGACGGCCCGCAACAGGGCGTTACCGGCGCTTATCGTCTGAACCTGTACCATTCCAACCAACAGACGGTTGAAATTGCGCACCGCCAGCTTTCCGCCGTTTGTCACGTCGTTGGCGTGTTTAACGTTCAGGATTCGGGCCAGTTGCACGGAATCCCCTTCGTAATTGAAGTCGGCCCGCAAAAGAACGACCCGCAATATACCGAAGTCAAGAAAGTCTTCGATATTAACGGGAACGAACCCGGCCAAGCGGGACAGGGTAACGCCCCGGCACAACCGCAAGGCCAACAGGGCGGCGCACCGCAAGGCCAGCAACAGCCAGCGCAAAACGGCGGCGGTTGGGGCGGTCAGCAACAGGCACCGGCCAACAACGGCCAGCAAGCCCCGCAAGGCGGCGCGCCAGCTTGGGGCGGTAATCAGGGCGGCAACCAGCAACAGCCCGCCAACAACGGCCAGAACGGCGGCGGTGCCCCGGCTTGGGGTAATAACGGCGGCGCGCCCGCTAACAACGCCCCGGCTAACAACCAGCAACCGGCCAACAACGGCGGCGGCTGGCAACAGGGCGGCGCACCGGCTGGCGGCGCTCCTTGGGGCGGTCAACAGTAACCCGCGACGCGTCGGGGCTTCGGCCCCGACGTTTTCTTTATCGAAGGAGTAAGGCGCTATAGAATGTCAAAAATTAAAAACGCGTTGCCATTGCCCGAACTTTGCGACGCGTGTTGTTCTTCGAATATCGAATTAACAACCAACGACCGCATATACGGGCGAACTTATGGCAATTGGCCGAAAATCTGGTTTTGCAAAGACTGCAAAGCCGCTGTCGGTTGTCACCACGGCACCGACATTCCACTTGGCCGAATGGCCGACCGAAGAATTCGACAGCTTAGGGCGACAGCACATAAAGAATTCGACAAGCTTTGGCGAAGTAAGGTAATGACCAGACAGAAGGCTTACCAATGGCTTGCCGGGGCTTTGCAAATCCCTGTTGACGAATGCCATATTTCATGGCTACCGGAAGAACAACTTCGAAGGGTTGCGGAATTATCGGCGACCTATTTTCAAGACAATTACGAAGCCCTTTGTCGGCGTAAGGTGAAGCAAGATGAAAAAAGACACAAGCGCGAAAAAGACCAACGACGAAAAGTCGCAAGCCACATTAAACGCCGGAAAGCAAAGCGTAAACCTTAGCGACACCGGGGTTCCGAAGGCACTTGCGAAACGCATTCTTGAAGACGTTGACCAATATTGCGTTGACACTTACGACGGCGGGCACCGCTGGCACTTGGGCGCAAGTCTTATCGGCGACGAATGCAAACGCAAGCTTTGGTATATCTTCCGTTGGTGCAAGCACGAAAAAACGACAGGGCGGCAACAGCGCCTTTTTAATCGTGGGCACCGCGAAGAATTCCGTTTTATTGAATGGCTTGAAGGTATCGGCTTTAAAATTTGGGCCGACGATTTCACGAATAATACGCTTTGGTTTCATGCCGAAAGTGATAGTTATATTCTTTTGAAGGCCGGTGAAGAACCCGGCGACCCTTGTTGCGAACCAATCTTTGAAGATAACCCGTATTTCAAAAAGCACAAAGAACGCGCACGCGCCGACGGTTTGGAATTTCCCCAATACCGAATTTCAGCCGTAAACGGGCACTTTGGCGGGTCGCTTGACGGTATCGCCCGACTTCCCGAACGGTACGGAATCGACGAACCTGTTCTTCTTGAATTTAAGACGAACGGAACCGGAAAGGGTTTTTCGGATTTACAAAAAGACGGAATGCCGGTAAGCAAGCCGCAACACTTCGCGCAAACGTCAACGTATGGCAACGAATACAAGTTTCGCTTCGTTGTGTATCTGAACATTTGCAAAAACGACGACGACCTTCATATTGAAGTTGTGCCGCTTGACCATAACTTAGGCGAACAAATGAAGCATAAGGCCGAACAAATTATTACTTCGGATAAAGCGCCGCCCAAGCTTTCGGAAAGCCCAACGTTTTTTAAATGCAAGTTTTGCCATTTCAGCGGGATTTGTCATAAGAACGAACAACCCGAAGTCAATTGCCGAAGCTGTTCTTTCGCAAGCCCCGCCGAAAATGGCGAATGGTTTTGTTCGAAACACAACGGCATAATTCCGCGCAATTTCGTGCCGCGGGCTTGCCCACAATACAAGGCGATAACGCAAAATATTTGACGAATGAGGTTTAATGATGAAATACATGGGTTCTAAAGCACGTTTCGCAAAAGCAATTTACGCTAAAATTTGCGAACTTTCGCCTCGCAACGGTCGGCCTTGGGTGGAACCGTTTGCTGGCGGAATGAATATGATTTGCGAAGTTCCGCACGAAGACGGCCCGCGTTATGCGAATGACTGCAACCCGTATTTAATTGAAATGTTTAAAGCATTGGCGAATGGTTGGATTCCGCCGCAAACTGTAACGCGCGAATTTTACGAAAAATGCCGCAATTTTGACGAAGAATTGCATGTTATTGGTTATGTTGGCTTTAATTGTTCGTATTCTGGTAAATGGTTTGGTGGTTACGCCGGTGAAGTTAAAACGGCAATCGGAACAGTTCGAAACTATCAAGAAGAAGCTTTTCGTCACATGCAAAAACAAATTGCAAAACTAAACGAAGTTTGGTATTGCAACGCTTCTTATGATGAAATTGAAATTCCTAAAAATTCGCTTGTTTATTGTGATCCGCCTTATGAAGGAACGACGAAGTATAAGGACGACTTTAATCATTGCAAATTTTGGGATTGGGTTCGCAAAGTTTCAAAAGAACATGAGGTTTTTATATCCGAATATAATGCACCTGATGATTTTGAATGTGTTTGGCAAAGTGTCGCAACAAGTTCTTTAAGCGCAAACGGCAAAAGTGGCGGTAATAAACAAAGTATCGAAAAACTTTTTAGGTTGAAAAATGTCTAGTATTTACGCGAATCGCTGGTATCAAGACGAAGCGGAATTTTCGATATTCGATTATTTCCAAAGTGGCGGCACGGGAAACCCTGTTGTTGCCATGCCGACCGGAACGGGCAAGTCGATTGTAATTGCGAACTTTGTTCGGCGCGTCTTCGGCTATTGGCCGAATCAGCGAATAATGATGTTGACGCACGTTAAAGAATTGATTGAACAAAACGCCGAAAAGTTGTTGTCAGTTTGGCCGACGGCCCCGCTTGGGATTTATTCAGCTGGGTTAAAGTCGCGCGATATGATTCTTCCAATCGTATTCGGTGGCGTTCAATCTGTTTCAAAAGCTATTCAAAAAAGTCTTGAACAAGATGACGGAACGCCGCCGCATTTAAAACATTTTGGTTGGCGCGACCTTGTTATTATTGACGAATGCCATTTGTTAGGCCCGAACGAAGATACAATGTATCAATACGTTATCGCCGAACTTTTGAAGATTAACCCGCATTTGAAAGTTATTGGCCTAACCGCTACGCCGTACCGTTTAAAGCAAGGTATGATTACAGACGACGACGGGTTGTTTACCGACCTTTGTTACGACATAACCGGCGTCGAAGCGTTCAATCGTCTTATCTTTGAAGGCTACCTTTCCCCGCTTATTCCTAAACGTACACAAGTTGAAATCGACACTTCTAACGTAAAAATGGCGGCGGGTGATTTCAACGGCAAACAACTTAACGAAGTTGCCGACGAAATTACTTACGACGCTGTTAAAGAAATGGTCGAACTTGGATACGACCGGCAAAGCTGGTTAATCTTCGCTTCAGGCGTCGAAAATAGCGAACACGTCGCGGCCATGCTTCAAAGCTTCGGAATACCCGCCGCCGCGTCGCATTCCAAGCTTAAAGCGGCTGAAAACGACGCCCGTATTAAGGCGTTTAAATCCGGCGAACTTCGGGCCTTGGTCAACAACAACAAGTTGACAACCGGCTTCGACCACCCGCCGATTGACCTTATCGGAATGCTACGCCCTACAATGTCGCCGGGCTTGTGGGTTCAAATGCTAGGGCGCGGAACCCGACCTTCGCCCGACACTGGCAAACAAAATTGCCTTGTTCTTGACTTCGCCGGTAACACGCGACGCCTTGGGCCTATCAACGACCCGATTAAACCGCGCAAGCCGGGCAAAGGCGGGGGCGACGCGCCGGTTCGTATTTGCGAAGTTTGCGGCGTTTACAACCATGCTTCGGCGCGGCATTGCATAAGTTGCGGAAGCGAATTCAGTTTTGAAACGAAGATATTTGCGGCGGCTGGAACCGACGAACTTCTTAGAAGCGACGCGCCGGTTGTTGAATATTTCGACGTTCAAAAGGTAATATATAACTTGCACGAAAAACGGAACAGCGACGGAATACTTGTTTCGCCGCCTTCAATTAAAGTTTCGTATTTTTGCGGCTTTCAAATGTTCAACGAATGGGTTTGTCTTGAACATAACGGTTTGCCGGGCAAGCGCGCCCGCGACTGGTGGCGACAGCGGCACCATGCCGAACCGCCAGCAACAACGAACGAAGCCTTGCGCCATGTATCCGAATTAAGGGTTCCGTCGCGGGTTCGTGTTTGGACTAACAAGAAGTATCCCGAAGTTTTATCGGCTGAATGGTGACAATATGACAACTTTAGACAAAGACATTCCGATTCCAGAAGACGAAGATAAAGTTGAAGCGGCCCCGGAACCGCCAAAGAAGAAACACCGCGCCCGCCGAAAGGCGCAATCGCCAGTTACCCCGGCGAAGTCTTTGTTGAACGCGTTGAAGTTCTTGAAGCCTGTTCAAAAGAAGACCGGGACAACGCAACAGCAATTTTGCATGATAACCGGCAATTGGGCGGCGGCTTCTGACGGAGTTATGACAATCGCAACAAAGGTCGAAGAAGACTTGACCGCTTGCCCACAAACAACGCAATTTGAAGAAGCCTTGAAAAAGACGGGCGACGACCTTTCAATTTCGCAACTGTCGCAAACTTCGATTTCTGTTGTATCCGGGGCGTTTCGCGCGCTAGTTCCTTGCGTACCTTTCGACCAACTTTCGATAAGTGCGCCCGACGAACCTTGCGCCGAAATAGACGACCGCATTAAAGACGCGTTCGCCATGCTGGCACCGCTGGCGACCGAAGGGGCACCAAATGCCGCGTATGCGTCGGTTTTGCTTCAGTCTGGAAGCGCCGTGGCGACCAACGGGCACGTCTTGGCGGAATACTGGCACGGCATAGACCTTCCGCCCGGCCTGTTGGTGCCTAAAGCGGCTGTCGCGGCCATTGTGAAGGCCGGTAAACCCCTTGCCCGCTTTGGCTATTCTGGCCCGTCTGCAACCTTCTGGTTCGACGACGACAGCTTTATTAAAACCCAACTTTACGGCGAACGCTTCCCGAATTATGCGCCGTTGTTTGAATGCGAAGGTTTGAACCCTTGGCCCGTGCCTGAAGAATTCTTTCAAGCTGTCAAGTCGATTCAAGCGTTTACACGAAACGGCGTTGTTTACTTTGAAGAAGGAAAGCTTGCGTCGAACGAACTTGAAAACGAAGCGTCAACGTATATAATTGAAGGGTTGCCCGAAGGTATGGGTTTTAACTCTAAATATTTGCTTATGGTCGAAAAAGCATTTGAAAAAGTGCATTTTGAAGAATCTTCTAATAAAGCTTTCTTCTTCGGCGATAACGTGCGCGGAATAGTAATGGGTGTCGAACGTCACACACAAACCGAAGGGCCAACCGACGTTGATACGTTCGAAGACGACATTCCATTTTGACGGGGGTTTGAAATGTTAAACGAAGACGGCTTTCTTGTAGCCAAAAACAACCGAAGTATCGACAAGCTTTCGCAAGCGGTGCGGCTGGCGTTAAATCCTGTCGAATACATGACAGACGACGAACTTTTGTCGGTTCCGGCTGGAAGCGTGTTCGTCTTTGACGTTGAATGTTACCGAAACTTTTTTTATGTTGCGTTCAAATGCCTGTCGAACGGAAAGTTCGTCGCGTTCGAACAATCGCCAGACTTCAGCTTTAACCCGAATAAACTTCTTTGGATGCTTTGGCGCTTCTGTATTGTGGGCTTCAATTCGCGCAATTACGACATACCGATTATGTCGCTTGCCATTAAAGGCGCAACGTGCGAAGAACTAAAAGAAGCGTCGGATTTTATCATTAAAGGTAATAACACACCTTGGGCGTTCGAAAAAGAATACGGGCTTCAAATCCAACAATATAACCATATTGACCTAATTGAAGTCGCACCGTTGCAAGGTTCATTGAAGCTTTACGCCGGGCGTTTGCATTGTGCCACTATGCAAGATTTGCCGTTTCCTGAATACCACATTTTAACAGCCGACGACGCCAAAGTTGTTCGGCCTTATTGCTGCAACGACCTTGCAAACACCGAACTTCTATTTAACGAACTTGCCCCGGAATTGAAGCTTCGAACCGAAATGTCGGAAGAATACGGCGTTGACCTTCGTTCGAAATCAGACGCGCAAGTTGCCGAAGCTGTAATTAACAGCGAATTGCAAAAAGTTCTTGGTTACTATCCGCGAAAGCCGAAGTTCAACGATAGTCTTGTTCTTCAGTACAATATACCCGACTTCATTTCGTATCGTTCGCCCGAACTTAAACAAATGCTTGAAGTGGTGCGCGAAACCCGTTTTTACCTTGACGGTATGGGTTCCCCGATAATGCCGCCCACACTTGAAAAGCTGAAAGTGCGAATTGGCAACAGCGTTTATAAAATGGGAATGGGTGGGCTTCATTCGCAAGAAAAGAAAGTTGCACACATAGCGACCGACGACATTATTCTTGCAGACAACGACGTTGCTTCGTTTTATCCGCGAATTATTTTGAATCAAGGTTTGTTCCCGCCGCACCTTGGCGAAGCGTTCCTTCAGGTTTACAACAAGATAGTCGAAACCCGCATTCATGCAAAAGCGGAAGCGGCCAAGGCCAAAAAAGCGGGCGACCGGGAAGCGGCGAAACGTTGGAAGACAATTGCCGACAGTTTGAAGATTACTATTAACGGAAGCTTCGGCAAACTTGGAAACAAGTATTCAACGCTTTACGCGCCGCAACTTATGCTTCAAGTTACCATTACCGGGCAACTTGTGCTTCTTATGCTTATTGAAATGCTTGAAGACGCCGGTATTGACGTTGTATCAGGCAACACCGACGGCGTTGTTTCAAAGTATCATAAAAACCGCCATAAAGACGTTAGGGCCATTATTGCAGATTGGGAAGCGAAGACAGGTTTTGAAACTGAAGAAACCCGCTATCTTGCAACCTATAGCCGCGACGTTAATTCGTATATCGCGGTTAAAGCCGACGGCGGCGACCCTGAAGCGCGCTTTCTTGACGACCGTTTAGGCTGTAAGACAAAGGGTACTTATTGCGAACGCGGGTCGGCTTTGAATTCGATTCTTTCAAAGAACCCTGAAACGCTTATTTGTTCCGACGCTGTTATTGAATACCTAAAGAACAAAACGCCAGTCGAAAAGACGGTTAAAAAATGCAAAGACATTCGCCGCTTTGTTACCGTGCGGAACGTTAAAGGCGGCGGCGAAAAGAACGGCGTTTATTTGGGCAAGGTTGTTCGCTTCTATTACCCGAAAGGCGAAGCCGGTTATATTGCGTATCTTGGAAGCGGAAACAAAGTAAGTCGAACAGACGGGGCGCGCCCTTTAATGGATTTGCCCGAAGAATTCCCCGAAGATATAAATTACGATTGGTATATAAACAAAGCTGTCGATATGCTTTACGATTGCGGGGGAATGCGTGAACCGCAAACCGAATCATTGTTTTTCTAACGAATAAAGGGGCCGAAGCCCCTTTTCTTATACCAAGCGAACCGTAAGCGCCCCGGTCGAAGAATTGACGTAATAGCCGCCAACAGGAACGCCCCCGCCGCTGGCGGCTGTATCGTCGGCATACTGGCCGTATGTGGAACCTTCCAGCGCCCAAGCCGACGACGTGTAAAGCCAAGGTTGGCCGGTATCTTCAGCGCGGGCCTTCCAGTCTTCAGCGGGCGCATAGAAGGCCCAAGCCGACCCGTCATAGACTGCAACCTTTCCGTCTTCCCCGGCCCAATTGGTGCCGGTTGCTGAAGCTGGAACAATGTAACGGTCGCCAGCCGCCGGGCTTCCCGGTTCCGCTGTCGTTGTGGCCGAAAGAACGCTAAGGAAAATCATAGCGTCGATTAGTTTAAGGTTGGCGTCGTTTTGCGTGTTCCAACCGGATTCGCCAAGCGCCCAAGAATGATATATGCCCAAGTTCGG